TACTCTGCATCCTTGCCAAACTCTGCTCTGAATTGTTTATCTGTAAAATCTACATCTAATAAAAATTCTCTAATGTCCTGTCCAAGACTCTCCAAGAGTTGCTTTGCTCTCTCACACTCTTGACTATTATTTGAATATACTAGTGCTTGCATGGTCTTCCCCCAATAGCATCCCACATATCCTGAACCATATCTCTTGGTTCTACAGTTCTTTTATGCATATCAGGATCTTTCCATTTTTTCCATTTATCAATTGCCTCCTGTGTAGGAACTTCAATTCTTACCATGGTTCCTTCTTCCTCAAACTCCTTGTTCATATCAATATATGTTTGAGGTGTAATCTTATCAAACTCAGTCACGCTGCCTCCAATCATCTGTTCTCTCTTGATGAAACCACTCTGCAATCTCATCTGTGTTTTGGAATCCCTTTGTATGATTAGATGGGTCAGGATCCCCCAGTCCCATCTGTATCATAAAATCATCAAGACCACCCCTTTCAACATTAGGGTTAGCAGCAATTCTTCTTGCTTTATTCAACATTTCATAAGCAGATCTATTTGCCTTAGCAAGTTTATTTGCCCAGATCATATCTTCAAGATTTACCTCTTCACCATTTACAATCCGTGAACAGATAAACTCAAGTCTGAGTCTGTATTTTGTGGATAGCATATAGAACTATTGCCTTTGATGTATTTATTTTAAGGGATTACCATTCTTGTCCAATAAACCAAGTTTTTTAACTTGTGATAGATTGGATTTTTCTTGCTTCTTTAGTTTCTTGTATCTCTTAATGAGTTTGTCTACTTCTCCTTTTGAGATTTTGACTTTTAACTTGTCCTCATTCTCTACAAACCCTAGACCAGACTTCTTACTTGATTCCTGATCATCAACATACTCATTAATAACTTCTTGAATTTCATCCCTAATAATAGAGTTGATTTGTCTCTCTAATTCTTCATCAGCATTCATTTTTTCTTTTCCTCAGGACCTTTATTACCCCACATCTTGGGATTAATTCTTCCTTCAGTCTGATCAAATCTAATAAAATCTTTTTTGTACTTATCATAGTAGTGGTCAAATAGATCTACTCTCTTAGCACAATTAGTTACATCATAAGTCAGTTGTCCATCCACAAGGTATTGAACCAAATAAGATGTATAAGGAAGTTTTTTATCATTAGCAAGTTCAGGATCACATGCTTCATGTAAAATTTTAATACTCATCTAATTCTATCACCCCATTTGATATCAGGATATGCAGATTCTACCACGTCTTTTTTCAATTTGTATTTTGATTCAAGTCCACCATCTTTTGCAAGACAAATAATTTCTGCCTCATCAGGGTGAAGACCCTCCAATAGTTGGATAAACATAGACTCTCTCCTCAGAGAAGAAAGTGAATCATTACCACCTTTTACAAAGTGATACAGATTTCTCCACTCCTTTCTCAGGGAGGTGTGGTCAGTGCCTAAGGGTGCCTCATTCTTTTTGTAAGGCACCTCACCCTCAGGCATTACACTAATAGCAGTCTCATCAAAGTTCCAAATTAAAATAGACTTCAGTGCATCACATTCGTATTTTTTAAGATATTCAATCTTCTTTGCCTTGGTCCTTTGCTTACTCACAAGATCAAGGATCTCATGAAGGAATGGGTTAGGTGGAAGTTTTGTAGATGTTGCCATGTTTAATCAAATCAGTGTGGTTATTTATTCAGTCTCAGAGAAGTCTTCTGGGTTTTCAAATCTAACAGCAAGGATATCATCTGCTATGATTTGACCATTTTCATCAAACATTTCTGGGTGTGTTGGAATGTATGTTGAGTTTCTCTCATTTACATACTCTTTAAGAAGATATCCTACCACACCACCTACAATTAGGAATAGAATTGAAATAATTGAAGAAAAGACTAAAGTAACTGCTAACATTTTACTCTCCTGGATCTTTTTTTCTGAAGTCCAAGCAGAAATGAAAATAGAACTCAACCTCTCTGTTGAAGAAGGAGAGCATATTTCCAAACCTTACTTGAAAAGTCTTTGGAACTGTCTTCTTCCTCCTCTTTCTTAATAGCAATTCAACCCCACGATTAATCTGGGTTGGATCACTTGTAGTTTTATTTAGAGGTCCTCCTCTTTTTCCTTCCTGGTCTTTTTTCTTGTTCATACTTCCAAGCATCCTGTAGTATTTCATACAAATAATTTCTTATCTTACGTGCTTCTGGTTTACCAAGATGCCCATAAGCTTCTCTCAATTGTTTATGTGTGGAGTCATTACCCCCTTCCATATAGTCCTCTAGATCTAGAATTAGACTATTAATTTCTAGTGCAGTGGATGAATTAATAAACTCCTCAACATCTCTCTTTGTTGCCTTTACACTAGTGAGATATTCATACATGTTAAGCATGAATTTTCCTTTAAAAGCATAATCAATTGTGTGTTCAATGATGTCATACATTTCGTTATGAGTCCAACCGTCCATTACACCAGGTTATTTTCTTTGAGGTATTTAACTGTTTCAGTGCATCCACCAATCAATTTGTCTTGCAACTTAATTTTTGGAAATGTTGAACCCTGTCCAAATTCAGCATAGAACTCCTCTCTTGTAAAATCTCTACCCAATTTAAATTCTGCAAATGGTAGTTCTGCCAACTTTAACACCTGAATTACTTTGGTGCAATAGGGGCATCCATTTTTAGAATATACATTATAAGTTTCAAACATCAAATGTGCTCCTGTATGCTGGATTTTTTTTTAATTTATAAAAATCATCCCAAGAACAAATACATG